ACTTCTTCGTCATCTGATTCATCAACTTCTTCGTCATCAGCTTCGTCAACTTCTTCGTCTTTTGATTCATCTAATTCGTCATCTGATTCATCAACTTCTTCGTCATCAGCTTCGTCGACTTCTTCGTCATCTGATTCATCAACTTCTTCGTCATCAGCTTCGTCAACTTCTTCGTCTTGTTCTTCTTGTAATAAATTTTCATAAATTTGTCTTGATTTTTCTACTACAATTTCATGAAAAAGATCTTCTGCTCTTGCTGTATCTTCGTTTACAAGATACTCAAGCATTTGTTGAAATTTATCAACTGACTCTTTTTTCATTGCTTTTTTTTCTGCTGCTTCTTCTGCATCTAATTTTTTTTGCATTTCAGGCGATACAGGACCTTTTTTACTTCCTTTAACAGGCTTTAGTGCCTCGTTAATTTGTTTTCGTGTTCTTTTTGTAGCCATTGATTACTCCTATAAATTTTTACCAGATGGTAAGGCTGTCATAATATTATTTACATATTTTATCATAAAACGGTAGGATAAAGGATAAAAATAGCCTTTTTTGACTTTAAAATTACATTAATTGAAATATTTTTTTAAAATTTACTATACTTTGAGTAGTAAAATTATCAAACTTATTTAGTTCATCCGGTTTGTAATTTCCTTCTTCAATTACTCTAATATATTGTATATTCCTATGTGTGTCTATTACTGATTTTGTTTGCCGTAACCAATTTCCAAAAAAAGTTGCTCCATCATTGCTTTTTTTATAGTTTTGAGTATTTGCATAAATGTTATTGAATTTTTTTCCGCCTTCTAATCCTTGATAATCAAAACCTAATATGTAAATTTTATTATATCTATGTTGAGAAGCTAACCATAATGCAGTTGGGCCGCTACTCCACCCTTTGCTAGGATTAAAAAAATTAAATCCTTTCATCATGTTATAACTTTTATTTGGATTTGTCCAAACTTCATTATGTTTTTGATATCCGGACTTGTTAATTTCTAATATCATTTTTACGTCAACTGCTATTAAATAATCTGGTGCGAACGATCTATATAAGGCATTACAACCATAGATTTTTCCGTACTGTCTAAGATCTTCAGGATTAACTGCTTCTCTACTAGTGCCATTTCCTAAAACAAAGGCAATATCAGTAGAGTGGTATATATTTGTTTTTGGTGGTGATATGATAGGGGTTGTTTGATTCTGTTTTATTTCTTTAGCAATTCTACGCTGTTCTTTAATAATTTTCCATTGTTCTTTGGAAAATTTACTCTTGTCTATCTTAGCCAACGTTACATTCCGGCTGCTGCTGCCTGTGCTGCTATTCCATACATTTGTCGAACAAACTCTATTTCATTAGCTTTTTCTTTATCGTGCAGCTCGCTTGCTTTCCTTGCACGATTTATTTGTCTTAAAGTAAGTCTTGTCTTCCTAGTATCGTCTAGATCAACTACAGAATCGTCATACTGCGGCTCATAACGATCGTCAGTTTCCATTTCCATAGTTTCTTTATTCAAATAAAATAGTTCTCTAAGTATCATATTGTATTTATACCGGTGGTGCGGCTCCTGCTGGTGGTGCTTCTGCTGCGGGCTGCCCTGCCAAATCTTCTCCAGTAGCTGTTTCTGGTGGTTCACCTTCTCCTCCGCCTTCTGCATCGTCTATTGATATTTGATCTTCTGCACCACCTATATCTGCTGAAATTCCAGCACTACTTATTCCTACTCCACGCATTTCTCCAGCAGCATCACCTGGAGGTGGATTAAGCGTTTCGTCATTCTCTTCTCGCCATAGTCGTTCATTTTCTGCAATATCTTCTTCGCTTAAACCAAGGAATCGCTTTAATGCAAATCTGTTTGCTATAAACGGAATAGCCTGTATTTGTCCAAATGTTCCTATTCTTTGATTGTCTAGCTCACTTTGTCTGTAGGCTGCAAAATTTTGTGGTGGAGTAAATTTAATATCAAACATTGAAGTATCGATATTAACACCTTTTTCTAACAAATATCTTTTAAATTCTTGATCAAATTCGTCAACAAGTAAATTTTGTAGTCTCTCACAATAAGTGTTAAATCGTAATTCTTGGATGAAAGCAGTGCCTACCCTGCCATCATTATAATTACTGGTTGCGTCTTCTGCTCCGGTTGGAAGATAACTACTAGGAATCCGTAATCCTCTTACCAGTTTGTTAGTCCAATACTTTAAATCATCAATTTCACCAAGATTAGTACCACCAGGTAAGGTTTCTACCTTTGATCCACGTCCTTCTGCAGTTTGTGGAAAGAAGTAGTCTTCGTTGATTGACAGAGGATTGTAGCTACTGTCTATGACGTTGGTTCCTCCTCCTGTCTTGGATGGGATCCTCCGTTGATGGATTTCCGTTTTTACACGCTCAACAAACTGCATTGCAAGATGGCTAGGCATGTTACCCACATCAATGTAAAAGACTCTCCTCTCCGGAGCCCTTTGGATACGATAAATTAGTATAGCATCTTCTAATAATTCTTTCTGTTTATAAACTTTAAAAATACTTTCTAGTAAACTTGTACCAAAAGGATAATTATTGTCTAATCCTTCGCTAAGGCTTAGATGGAGTACATGATCTGCATTTACTGCCGTTTCTTGATCTTGTATTTGAAATCTTGATCCTGGTTGATTAGGTGAAGTTCCTACCATTCCTCTTACACCACCTGTTAAGTAACCTGTACCACCGCCGGTTACATTTCCTGTAGTTTGAAGTGCGGTAGTTGCTACCATCTCTTTAAAATTAAAATTAACATCTTGGATTATATATTGCTCTGGTTCTTTTCCTTCGCTTTCGTTAACTATTATGCGATTAACTTTGCTTGGATCAACATGATATAATTTTTTAGTTTCTGGATCTCTAAGGAAAAAACTATCGCCATACTTGAAAGTATTTCGCACTATCCTGAACATGCGATTTTCAAAATTGTTAAGTTTATACCATTGCTTTAGATATTGTCCTAGTATCTGTACCTCGGTATTAGTAGCTTGTTTATGGAACTTAAAATCAAAATGCGTATCATTTAATTTATTCTTTTGCGAACAAAATTCAGCGAGTATGTCTAGTGCAGCATTTACTTCTGAATCTAAATCCATAGTATTGTATTGTCCATATCGTTCAACACGATTTGGTGATCCTGTATATACATCTGGCAAGAATGAACTGTAATTAGACTTTGCAGGACCAGGCCTAGTTCCTGCACTACTTCCGTTTATTGGACTATACATTCCATCGGAATTATTTTGAGATTTTACTGGTGTAAAATATTTTTTCCAAGACATAAAATTTACTTATTTCCGTTAAGCTACGATTTCTTTCATATATCGTAAGTTACGATCTGACAGGTTATTAGCTGTAGTATTTATCCCTACTAGTGAATCCAATCTGCCTATTACGGTAGCATTATCCGAATGTAGTATTCCTTTTAATTCTGCAAGAGCGACATTTGCCATTTTTAATTCGTTAATTACTTCTGAGTTATCAAATTCAAGTTGTTCTCTTGTTTTGTTGTTAGGTTGATCATAACCTTTGTTACTATTAACTTCACTAGGTCCTATCTTATTTGTATTACTAGAAATTGTTCCTAGCAGTTTTTCTTGTCTCATAAAAGTTTCACTAACCGGTCCTAAATATTGTTTTACATCGCTTTGGACTAATTGAGCAGTTTCATTACCCTTAGGACTTGCTATACTGCTTAAACTAATTTGATCAGCCGGAATTGTTAGCTGTATCATTCCATCAACTTCTGCATTTACCATTGATTCACTAATCTTCATTGATAAATTTGATACATCATCTTTTTCATTTCCTGTTGCTTCTTTTTCTTTTTGTATATCACTTTTACTTGTAGGAGTATTAGTAACCGGATGTGCTTGTTTTTCAGGTTCTAAATTACTGATAATTTCTGGAGGTCCTTGTTTTTCAGGATCCAAATTATATATAGTTTTAGGTGACTCATCGTAAATTTGTTTTTTGGCTTTTTGTTCTGCTTTTGCCCATTTTTCTTCTTCTATAGCTTGTTGCGTAAAGAATTTTTCATACATTTTGTATATGACATTAAAATTCTCTTCTATTCCTGCTACAGTATTTTGCTTATCTGCTTTTAAAGCATCAATTATTTTACCCGTATCATCACCAAATGCATTTTTTGATTCTAGCTGTCGGATAACATCATCCATTGATCCTGCTAAACTTTGTTTATCAGTGTTGATATCTCCTTTTTCGTTTACTAAACCAAGTGTTTGTAATTCTTTTTGTAAAGATTCTTTTTCTTTATTACCAGTAGTTGGATCAACAAACTTGTCTAATTTGTTTATTAGTTCTTCAGTTATTTGTACTTGTCCAGCACCAGTGTTTAAAGTTTGGCCTTGCATACCTCTGAGATCATTAACAAGTTCTCTGTTGGTTTCACTTACAGTTTCAAAAGCAAATTTGGCACCTTCTGTGAGTGTACTAATAGCCGCCGTTGCTAACTTTTTAACTGTTGCAAATAGATTTTGACTGTCACTAATGATGCTGCTGGCAGTTTCATTTAATACTCCTAACGCTTTAGCTGTTTCTTGTTCTATGGCATTTACTGTGCCTAATGCTCCGTCACGTCGCCCTTCATCTATTTGAGATTGGGTTGCTGTTCTTGCATCTTCCATAATTTTTGCTATGGCTTGAGATACGGTCATGCTAGGATCTTCCGCAAGGACAGCATCTATCCTACGTTGTATCTGTTGTGTATTCTCAAAACTCTTTTTCGCAGCTTCATACGGACCACCTAACATTGCTTTCTGCCCCATCTGCATAAATTCTACTGAACGTTGGTACTCTAGTGTTAATGCAGTTGCTTCTTTTGTCATTGCTTTGGCTTCGTCAGCGTTATGTCCCCTAAACGCCATTGCGCTACCAAAAATCATGTCAGCGGCTTCTCTGTTTTGATTAGCAAAATCTTTGCTTTGATCTGACATCAATGTTCCATATTGGGCATATTCTTTGAACATTTGTACATACTCTGGACCAAGCATTCCAAGTTGTGCAGTAATTTCAGCATGGGCATTGCCTGCTTCCTTAAATCCCTGGGCTTCCATTTCTCTAATCATCAGTGCATTATCGCCGGCCATTTGTTCTTGCAGTATCTTATCCTGTATTGATTTAACATCCTCTCCTGTTAATTTAGATAAGGTTGACATCTGTGTGGCAAGGTCTGTGGCTGCCTTTGCGGCATCTGCTTGGCTTTTGCCAGTTAGTAAATTAGTCCTGCGCTGTATGAGTAGATTCCTAGCAAACAACTCATTTGATTCTTCTAGGGTAAAGCCTAACGCCATAAAATCTCTTTGGAAATTCTTGCTTCCTTCGGAAAATTCTTTTAACATAGCACTGAGGTTTTTCGTTCCTCCGTCTAGTCCATCGCTGAATCCTAAAAGTAGATCTTTATTCTGTGCTATTAGTTCAGCAAATGGTCCTAGAGCCATGTTGGCATTGCCAGCTAGCTGTCCAAGTTTTCCTACATCGCCACCTAAACTTAATCCTACTTTAGATAATGATCTATATGCAGATATATTTGCTTCTAAATATTGTATACTTCCTTGTATCGATCCTCCTAATCCTCCTAACAATGTATTCAGACCAGGAATTTTTTCTGTCAGGCTTTCGAAACTACCTGCTGCTCCTAGGGCAGCACTGGTCATCCCACTGAGGCCACTGGTACCGCTAATCATGGCTCCTG